GAGGTTGCCACTTATGTGGCAGCTCCGCCTGAGTGGTGCAAATGGGAAAACAAGACAGGCCACACCATCACACAAGCTGCAGACAAGATTGGGATCTCCGATCTACTTTTCCTGGCATATCACGCCATGAAGCGCGAAGCAGCTGGCAAGCCTGTCAAGCCTTATGAAGCTTGGATCGAGACAGTCTCGGACATTCAGACAGGCGAAGTCGAAAGCCCAAAAGTTACGCCGCTGGAAGCTTAAATCGCACAATCGTTGAGCTGGCACTAGCCACTCAAATCCCGATGAGCGAATGGCAGACGGCGGAGCAGATCATGACAGCGATCGAGATTTTGGAGAAGCGGAATGGCTAAATCAGGCAAAGGCACGATGGCCATCACGGTCGAGCCTGTCGAATTCCGAAATCTGATCAGATTGCTTGGATCACTGCCTGCAGAATCACAGCAAGAGATCCGTGATCGAGCACTGCCACTTTCACAAAGATTTGCCGGACAATTGCTTATGTTCGCACAGGCATCAAAGACGCCAGTGGCCGTCAAGGTTGCTGAATCATTGGTGGCCAAGCGCGATCGATTGATTCGCGTCGATGTCGGTGGTACAAAGAAAGTCGGTCGCAAATACGGCGGCGAAAAGCGCGCAGGTGGCAAAGTCGTCAAGCAAGGTCAAGCGGTTGCAGGCGCATTGCTTTGGGGATCTGAATACGGATCGCATCGCGGCGTCGATCGTCGTGGTCGTGCCTACACTGACAGATTTAAGGCTCCCTATAACAAGTCGGGATACTGGATCAATCCTGCAATGGATTATTATTTGCCTATCATTGCAAGAGAATATGCACAGATGGTGCAGGATGTAGTGAAGAAGGCAGGGATGGACTGATGGCGATTCCAAAGGTCAAGATAACTTTTGACGCCGATCTCGATGGCTTACGCAAAGGCGTCAATGGTGCATCCAATGAAGTTCAAGGCTTTGGCGACAGGGTTGCAAAATTTGGCAAGATGGCAGGCGCGGCATTTGCTGCAGCTGGCGTCGCTGCCGCTGCTTACGCTGGCAAATTGTTGGTCGATGGCGTCAAATCTGCGATCGCTGATGAAGCTGCACAGGCCAAGCTCGCGACAACACTGACCAATGTCACAGGCGCGACCAATGCTCAGATCGCAGCTGTAGAATCTCAGATCACCAAGACATCCTTGCTGACTGGTCTGACTGATGATGAATTGCGTCCAAGTTTTGAGCGATTTGTGCGTGCTACAAAGGACGCAGATCAAGCTCTCAAATTGCAGGCCGTCGCCATCGATGTCGCCGCTGGATCCGGTAAGTCTCTCGAAGCTGTAACAAATGCCATGAGCAAGGCAGCCGAAGGCAATGCAGGATCTCTGGCCAAGCTAGGCGTCGGGCTTACTGCCGCGCAGCTTAAAACGATGTCAATGGAAGAGATCACGGCTCAACTTGCTGCCACATTTGGCGGTCAAGCATCACAGCAAGCCGATACATTTCAAGGCAAGATGCAACGGCTCCAAGTCGCATTTGATGAAGGCAAAGAGACTGTCGGATCTTTTGTACTTGATGCAATCACACCGATGGTCTCAGGCTTTGTCAATACAGTCATCCCAGCTGTGCAGCAATTGGCTGAAGAGCTCGGGCCAAAGCTCACGCCAATCTTTATCGCTTTACGCGACTACATCCAAAATTATGTTATCCCAACATTTACAGCCATTTGGTCTTTCATCACAGAATTCGTCATCCCAGCAATCGGCAGTGTGCTCACACCAATCATCGATGGTCTGCGCTCGGCATTTGAGAAGGTCACAGCAAAGATTGCTGAGAATGAATCAAAGCTCAAGCCACTCAAAGCTTTGCTTGAAGTTATCGCCAAAGTGATCCGAGATGTGGTCGCTCCGGTCATCGGCACAATTCTCGGCAGGGCATTTGACACACTTGGCACTGCCATCAGCTTTGTCATCGGTCTATTTTCCAACCTTGTCAGTGTGGTCAATAGCGCATTCAATGCGATCAAGAACATCGTCAATTTCATCAAAAATAATCCAGTGACACAGGCAGTCGGCGGCGCGATTGACAATATCTTTGGCGGTGGCCGAGCCAATGGCGGCCCAGTCAATGCTGGGACAAGCTATGTCGTAGGCGAGCGCGGCCCAGAATTATTCGTGCCAAATACATCAGGCAAGATCATTCCAAATGGCGGCTCAGGCCGTGGCTCGACAATCAATCTGACAGTCAATGGCGCGATCGATGCCGAAGGTACAGCGCGCACCATCATCGATGTACTTAATCGATCAACCTCACGCGGCACATTGGGCGCAGGACAGTTCAGCTATTCATGAGCAATTTCAATCCTGAATGGCGCGTCACGATAGGTGGCACGATATACACCAATGTGACGCTTTCAGGCGTATCGATCACATCAGGCCGCACCGATATTTATTCACAACCCGTTGCCGGATACTGCTCGCTGACGATCATCAATCTTGACAATTCCGTATTCAATTTCCAAGTCAATCAAGGCATGACACTACAGCTCAAAGATTCCACTGGCACATATCGCACCATGTTCGGCGGCAACCTCACAGACATCACTTTGGAAGTCGTATCAGCTGGCGGTGCAGGTATGGCCACAGCTGCGTCACTCACAGCTCTCGGAGCTTTGTCCAGACTGCCGAAGGCATTGACTGAAGGCGTACTTGCAAAGGATCTTGATGGCGTCCAAATCGCTGTGCTGTTGGAAGATTTGCTTGTCAATAACTGGCTTGAAGTGCCTGCCGCATATACATGGTCAAGCTATCCAGCGACCGAGACTTGGGCAAATGCTCAAAATACCGGATTGGGCGAAATCGATTCTGGCATTTATGAGCTTGAAGCTCGCACAGCTGAAATCACCGATGTCTATTCGCTCGCGTCAGCTTTGGCAGTATCAGGATTTGGGTATTTGTACGAATCATCCGACGGCCTAATCAATTATGCAGGGGCTACACATCGTCAGGATTATTTGGCAAACAATGGCTATGTGACCATTTCAGCCAATCAAGGACTTTCAGCTGGAATTCGCACGGTCACTCAGTCAGGCGATGTCCGCAATGTGGTAGCTCTCAAATGGCGAGCTGGCACTGAGGAAGTCTCAAATCAAGAATCTATCGATCTATTTGGCAAGCTTGGGCAATCGATCACGACAACATTGCACAATTCACTTGATGCTGAGGCACAGGCTCAAAGGTACTTGGATCTCAGATCATTCCCAAGAGCCAAATTTGAGTCAATCACATTCCCAATCACATCGCCTGAGCTCTCCGATGAGCAGCGTGATGCGCTTTTGGGCATCTTCATGGGGATGCCGATCAGCTTGACTGATCTGCCGCTAAATATCAATGGCGGCCAATTTCAGGGATTTGTCGAAGGATTCACATGGAGCGTATCGCTCAATTCAATTCTTTTGACGATAAACATGTCTCCAATCGAATTTTCACTTGTCGCGATAAACTGGGAGCAAGTGAATGCAGCTGAACAGTGGAACACACTGAGCAATACACTCACATGGGAACAGGCAACAGGAGCGGTGGTATAAATGGCAACGACAACAAACTTTGGCTGGGAAACGCCAGACGACACGGATCTGGTCAAGGATGGCGCAGCGGCAATGCGTACGCTTGGCAATTCCATTGACACATCATTTGTCGATCTTAAGGGTGGCACATCCGGTCAAATCTTGGCAAAGGCATCGAATACTGATCTCGATTACACATGGATCACCAATGATGTCGGAGACATCACGGCTGTCACAGCTGGCACTGGTATATCTGGCGGCGGTACATCTGGCGCGGTTACGATTACCAACTCAATGGCAACTGCGATCGATGCAAAAGGTGATTTGATTGCAGGCACAGGAGCAGACGCATTTTCAAGACTTGCCGTTGGTACAAATGGTCAAGTCTTGGTGGCTGATTCTGCCGAAGCTACGGGCTTAAAATGGGCAACAGCGGCTTCAGGCGGTAAATTGTTGCAGGTAGTAGGGGCAACTTATTCAACATCGACGACAATCTCCAGCACGACCATGACTGATTCTGGCCTATCGGCGACAATCACACCGACCTCAGCATCAAGCAGAATTTTGGTCATATCATTTCAATCATGTACGACAGGCGCGTCAGATCGAAGCGGATTTTCATCATTCAGATTGATGCGCGGAGCGACATCGATTTGGAGCGGTGAAGGTACCTCAAACACATCCTATGGAATTTTGGACGGGTCATCATCAGATTACGCTGAACTCAGAATGTATTTAACAATCAATTATCTTGATTCTCCAGCGACTACATCTGCCACGACTTACAAAACACAAGGTCGCCTTGAAAATACAACAGCAAGTGCAAGCATGAAAATGAACTACGAAGGAATCACATCTTCAATGATTCTCATGGAAATTGGTGCATAATGGCAAAAGACTATTTATCTCTAGCAATTCGAGCTCTCGTCGGCTCAGATGATTTTGCTTATACAGGCGAAGAATACGACTCAATTGAATGGATCGTGGAGCCAACAAGCAAGCCAACAAGCAAGCAGGTGTCGGACAAGATTGCAGCTTTACAAAAGGCCGATGCTGATGCTTTGGCCAGCAAAGAAGCTCAAAAGGCAGCTATTTTGGAGCGTCTAGGATTAACAGCCGAAGAAGCAAAGCTCTTAATTTCATGACTTATCCAAAGGCTACAGCGGCACATGCAATTGAGATTGCCAAGACTGAAATCGGCTACATCGAGACGCCAGACAACATCACCAAATACGGCGAATTTACAAAGGCAAACGGATTGCCATGGTGCGGATCTTTCTGCAATTGGGTGCTGGCACAATCTGGCGTCAAGGTTCACTCAGTCGTCAGCACAGCTGTCGGAGCTCACAAGTTCAAGGAGATTGGCCGCTGGCATGAAATGCCTGCAATTGGCGATCTTGCATTCATGGACTTTCCACATGACGGCGTCGATCGCATCAGTCACATTGGCATCGTCGTCGGCATCGATGGCAAGACAGTGACATGCATTGAAGGCAACACATCCGGCACAGGCGATCAGCGCAATGGCGGCATGGTCATGGTTAAGCAGCGCACAATTGGCAAAGAGGTTGTCGGCTTTGGCCGTCCGAAATATGTGCCCTACAAAGGCGAATTTCCAAAGGTAGAAATGCCATCACCAACAAAGGCCGAAAAGCCAAAGAAGGAGAAAAAATGGAGCAAATGAAAGCAATTGCAGCAAGCTGGGCAAGATCATTTCTTGCAGCTGCTCTCGCGCTGTACATGGCAGGCGAGACAGATCCAAAGACATTGGCGATGGCTGGCGCAGCCGCTGTCGCTCCGGTAATCCTGCGATGGTTAAATCCAAAGGATCAGGCTTTCGGGTTATTGGGGAAGTGACTCGGAAGGTACTGACGGCAGCTCTAGGGTTATCGCTTTCGCTAGGGCTGTCGTCATGTGCTTATCAGGGATGGACACGATATGAGTGCCAAGAATTTGAGAACTGGAAAAAGCCTGAGTGCAATCCGCCGCAATGTAAGGCTACGGGAGTCTGTACTGAGGACATATATGGAGAGGATCCAAATGGGTTCGCGTCATCAACGCCGTCTGACCAATGAACAGCTTAAAGCTCGACTGATCGTATTCATTGGCGTCTGCCTAGCTCTCACATTTGCATTTTCTGTCGCTGGGATGCTGTACGCGCTGATCTTTGTAACTCAGCCACTTGGCGATCAAGCTCCCAATGATCGAGCATTCATTGAGCTACTCTCAACGCTCACAATTTTCTTGACTGGGGCATTGGGCTCAGTGCTGGCATCAAATGGATTGAAAGACAAGCCAAAATCTATGGATGACACGCCGAAAAACACGCAGGATTCTTGACCTTGTCAGCCGATTGGTTCATGCTCTTACTCGGGAGCAAGCCTTGCCACGGGTCAGGCGAAATGCAGGGCTTGCTCCCCTAACAGAAACGGGAGCAAAATGACAACAGAACAAATCATCGGCTTTGCAGTATTGGCACAGCTGGCAATTTCCACACTTTTGTATTCAATGGGATACAGGGATGGCAAATCAGTCGGATACCATCATGGCCGATCTGTCGGCATGGCGATGGGCAAGACAAAGGCGGTCAAATAATGGCCGGATTCTTGGATGGATACGAAGATGTGGCAACAAGGATCAAGCGACTACACGCCACTTACCCGACCAATCGGGTCGAGACTCACATCATTGATTTCAATGCGGCCGCAGGGTACATCCTTGTCGAATGCCGGATCTTTCGTGAATATGAGGATGAGAAGCCGTCTGCCATTGATTACGCCTTTGGAAGAGTCGAATCCTACAATCCCAGCATGAAAAAATGGTTCGTAGAAGATACAGTCACAAGCAGCATCGGAAGGTGCGCAGGACTTTTGCTAGGCACAGATACGCGTCCAACTTTGGAAAATATGAAGCAAGTCGAGACGCTGCCAGCGTCATTTGTGAACAAGATCGAGGATGATCCGTGGTCAAAGCCATTTGCGGAAGATGGATTTGCGACAGCTGCAACAGGCATCGCTGAGATTGTCAATCAGCTTGGCGGTGAGCTCATCGGAGAAGCTCCACAGTGCAAGCATGGCCACATGTTATGGCGAGAAAAGGCCAAAGATAAGCCAGGAAAAGACTGGGGCGGATATTTCTGCAGTGAAAAGCTAAAGGCCAATCAATGCGCTCCGATGTGGCATGTACTTGGCGCAGATGGCAAGTGGAAGGCACAAAGCTGATGGCCGACATGGAGATGATCAGGATCGCCACAGGCGAGCGCACACGATTTATGCAAGATGGCACAGTCACCAAAGATCAAGTCGATCCACCGAAGATTGAATGGTGCGATCGATGCGAGATGTTCAAGCGATTCGATGGCGGTCGATATGACACAGTCATGGGATCGCCTGAGCTGTGGTACTGCGAGCTGTGTAAATGAAGATGAAAGTGTCTTTCGACGACATGATGGAATCGATTGAGATTGCTTTGCTACGCATTCGAGAGATCAATGGCCGTCCAGATCATTCATCAAGGTACGACAAGAATCTGTCATTCCATGAATATGTCTGCCAATTGGCTGAATCGATCTGCGCTGAGATTGTGGTGGCTCGATACTTTGGGAACAAGGATTTCAAGCCGACTGTGAACACATTCAAGACACAAGCTGATGTCGGATCGCGAATCGAGGTCAAGTGGACAAAGTACGACACGGGCGCGCTGATCATTGGTGAGACTGATCGCAATTCTGACATCGCTGTACTTGTCACGGGCAAATCGCCTGTCTATGAGATCCGAGGATGGATTCCGGTATCGATCGCCAAAGATAAACGCTGGAAGCGTCGAGACAATCCATCATTTTGGGTCGAGCAATACAATCTTCATCCAATCGAGAATTTAAGGAGATCCAGTCATGGAGATGCTGCGCTTTCAATGTAGGGTCGAAAAGAAGATCACCAATCACGGCGTCAAAATGGACGAAGTGAAGCTTGGTGATGGCATGGTGCTTGTGCAATGCTTGGGATGTGGCGTCATGGGCGTCATGGCTAGGAGCGATGCACATGCCTGAATATGACTACCGATGCGAAGTCTGCAGCAAAGTCAAGAGTGTCAAAAGATCATTCAGTGATGAGCTCGATCGAGCACCTTATTGCGATGGTTGCACAATCCCGATGGCAAGGATCTACAGTGCCAATCCGGTGCATTTCAAGGGTCGAGGCTGGGGTGGCGACAAATGACAATTGTGAAAATGAGCTATGAATGCAATTGCGGCAAGATCATCTTGGTCGAAGGCACAAAGATCATGGACACAGCATTTGTCTTGACTGATTTGATGTTCGATCATGAGGATGTGACCTGTGGATAACCTGTGGACGACACGCAGGAGACGCGCTCAAGTTATCCACATTCTTGACTCATCCTTGACAGTGCCGCTACCGTCCTGCTCTGCAAGCGAGCGGCTGAAGCCGTGTAGCTCGCTAAGGAGACAGGCGGTTAGGGGAGCTCTTTGCCTATTGCTAGGCTCGATTGTCTTTCAGATGCAACCCGTACACGCAGCTACACATGCAGATCAATATCGTCTCTATGCTCATTCAAGGATCATTGATTGGAAGCAATTCAATTGCTTTGCCAAGATCATTCACAAAGAATCCCGATGGAATCCACAAGCTCGCAATGGCTCACACTTTGGGCTAGGTCAGATGCGATCACAGTGGTATCGCAATCTTGATCCATATCGTCAGATTGATCAGACCATCAAATACATAACAATCCGTTACCAAACGCCATGCAAGGCATGGGCATTTCATGAGCGTAAGGGTTGGTTCTAAATGAGCCTACACTCACAGCGTAAGGCCAACAGCGCACAGTGGAAGAAGATCCGGTTGAGGATACTGACAAGAGATGGGCGTGAGTGCTATTGGTGCGGCATGGATGCAGACACAGTCGATCACATCATTCCAGTGGCAAAGGGTGGACTGGACATCGATGACAATCTTGTGGCAGCTTGTCGCAAATGTAATTTCAGCAAGCGTGACAAATTACCGGATGAGTTCATCATGGAGCGCATGAGACGGGGTAGTCTTTTTCCTGAGACTGATTCCACCCAACCCATC